CGAGGGTCGCCGTACATCACGCCAATCTTCATACGGAACTGGTTAATGATTAGACCGATAAATGGTCGCTCACCGCCTAGCAAGTCACGTTTGCCAGCCTTTTCCATCTTGCGAAAAAACTTACCCATGAGCATAGCGCCACGGCCAACTGTAAACTCTTCCATTTCTTTCTCGTCCTCGGCTGATGGCACAAGGGCAGGAAGTGAGTCGATGACCACACAGTCTACTTCTTTGGTCTCAATGAACTCTAGAACGGCTGTCAGGGCTGTCTCCATGACGTTACTGGTAAACACGTGAACGCGAGACGAATCTACGCCGCACATTTCTGCGTACTCTGGTACCCACTGCTCAGCGGCAATCCAAATGGTAGTGAAGTTAGGGTCACGCTTTTGGTTAGCGGCAATGGTCTTGAGCGCCAGGGCGGTCTTACCATTGCTTGCCTCACCGATAATCTCGTGCCACTGGTTGGTTGGCCAGCCGCCACCTAAAATCATGTCTAGCGAAAGTGAACCTGATGTGAACCGAGTTGGTGCTGCGACTTTTGATGCCAGTACAACGGTGTTCTCGCCGTACTTCTTATTGATTTGCGCTAGGACTTTTTCTAGTGACATTACTCAATCTTTCCGATAATCGTACCTGGGTTGAAGTTGTTTGCAGTGCTTATCTGCTTGGTAGCCTCGACGTTACCGCTACTTGGTAGGCGGACGCCTGGGGTACCTGAACCAGACTGCTGAATTGGGTAACCGCAATCATAGCACCTAGCCGCGGTCTCTGCTGTCATCTTTCCATAGTTACCACTAGAGCAATTAGGGCAACGACTTGGTGACGTGGCGCTGGCAGGTAACCTGTGACCAACTAGGTCTGGGTTATAAGTAGGCTGTTGATTAACAGGCGGGTAACCCTGATTAGGGGTATATCCAGGGTACTGTGGCGTTAGACCAGGTTGTACAACTGGTACCTGCTGTTCTGGCAATCTAGGCTGTGATGGGGCCGGTCTTTGGGTGCCTAGTTTATCGGCCCACCATGAGTTACTCATAGTTCTCCTTCTCGGATTTCTGGGTAGGTGTTATTAAGTGTAATCAACTTGAGCGCGGTCGAAGAAGACAGCACGCTGACAATACCGGCAAAAATCATATTTGAGTAAAAGCCAGTCAAGCTATCTTTAGAGTTTTCTAGCAGTTCTTCTGTGACTTCTGGCATCTTCAGCATTTGCTTCTTATGGACCTCAAACGCGTACTCTGACGTGATGTCTGCGTACATGTGGGCAAACGATAGCAAATCTTCGATAGCCTCTAGGCGGTTGTCTGAGTCATCCTGCTCTTTCTCGTCACCCTCTGGGCTGACTGGAGTGAGTTGGAATACCTCATTGAACGTAGGTGCGTCAGCCCCTGCAACATCGTACAGGAACCATCGGTATATCGTTGAGATAGGTATTTTAATACCCGGCTCGTTATCTTCTTCTTCGTGATTAATTGGCCAAGTCACTTTGCCTCACCCCACCGTTCTACTATCTTAATGTCTGCAATCAATGGGACTTTCAAGACCTGTATGTCTTCCATTGCTTGACGCAGGGCTTCTGCGGTTTGTTCTGCCAGTTCTGTCGGAGTGGTGAGTACCAATTCGTCGTGAACTGTAAGTATAATCCTAGCCTCTTTTGGAATCATAGACTGGGCGCGTACCATGGCAATCTTGATGATGTCTGCGGCACTACCCTGAATCTTGGTGTTAAAGGCCTGACGTTCTGCACCAGCGCGGAATCCGTTATCCCTGGACATAATCTCGGGTAGATAGCGACGGCGACCTGTCAGGGTCTTTACATAAGGCACGGGTTTACCTGCGCGAGTAGTCGAGATAACTCGGGCGCGGTAAATCGAAATGGCGGGAAACTCTTTGGCAAATCGGTCTAGCAGGTCTTTTGCCTCAGTCTTGCTACAGCCAATCTGGCTAGCAATCTTGTCTGGGCCAACGCCATAGGCCATAGCCAGAACTAGCACCTTACCAGCCTTGCGGTCTACGCCCATCGTGTCACCGATGGTGGTATAGATGTCTTTGCCCTCTAGGTAGTTGTCCATCATAATCGGGTCTTCCGAGAACGAGGCGATAACGCGAGGCTCAATTTGCGAATAGTCCGCTACGACTAACTTATGCCCGGCCGGTGCAATAAATAAGTTACGGATAGCCTTGCCGTGCGGGGTGTGCGGGGCTGGTACGTTCTGCAAGTTAGGGTTGCGGCTTGAGAAACGGCCTGTCTCAGCGCCGTGCTGTACGAAGTCACCGTGTAATCGGCCATTGATTAAAAGGCTGTCCTTGGTCTCTGTGCGGGTCTTACCAAGCGTTGTGCGCTCAATCTCACCGCCCAGGTACGGGATTACGTAGGTAGACAGCAACTTATTGTAGTCAGCGTACTCTAGCAACGCAGTCACTAGCGGGTCTTTGTCACGATAAGGCTCAAGCGCCTCAGCAGACACTGAGTAGTCAGCCGACGATAGGTCTGAGCCTTCTTTGTCTTTTTGGCTACCCTTGGTGGTTAGAACCTTAGCCTTTAGGCCGCGTCCGCCATCTTCTTTAGCGCCATACAGTAGGGCTTGCTTTTCCTGATTAGAGTTGATGTTAAACTCTCGGCCAGCGGCTTTGTATATATTGCCACGTGCCTCGTCAACCTTGGCCTCTAGTTCTACCTTTAGCTGTGCCAGTGACTCGGTGTCAATGACTGCGCCAGTAAGTTTCATGTTGCATAGTACGGCTAACACGTCCATCTCTAGCGAAAACACCTGATTAAGGTCTGCGGCGTCTAGTTTAGGCACTAGCGCCTTCCAGAGTAGGAACGTGTACTTAGAGTCTAGGTAGGCGTACTTGGCGACAGTGTTAAAGTCATAGACCTCAACCTCTTTACCGACGCCTTTTTCCATCTCATACCCGAACTCGCGCTTAAGGCAGTCAGCAAGACCGCACTTATTCTTATTGCGGTTGTCTGAGATAAACGATGCAATCATCGTGTCAAAGTAGGGGCCGGTAGGAATACGACTGCCGTAGTATTTAGCGACTGATGTCAGGTCAAATACTAGGTTGTGGCCAATCGTCAGGATAGTATCGCTAAACATCAGCGGCTCTAGCGCCTTAAATACCTCGGCTGGGTATAGTTGTTCTGGCGCTGGGCCAAATACCTTGGTGGCCTTTTTACTGTCACGGCTGTAGTCGCTAGGGCGCAGGGTCAGACCCTTTTCTTTGCGCACCTCGCCCTGGCCAGTCAGCGGAAAAACTTCTTCAATAAAGTCGCCGTTAGGATGTCCCATAGGGATAACATCGCAACGGCCATTAGTTGCAAGCGTAATCCATAGGACTTCGTTTACAGGGGTCATACCTCTGCGTGGGCCCACGGTTTCAACGTCAAAGGCAAAGGCATTCTGGGTCAGGTAGAAATCTACCATCTCGGCAAGTTGTTCGGCAGTAGTAATGATATTCATAGTGTCTCCACAATAGCAAAATAGGCGGGGATGTCAAGTCCCCGCCTATTGCTGTTGGATTTAGACCAGTGAGTCCGCAATCTCGTCGAGTTCCTCGAACGAGTGCTCTTTAATCAAGCCACGAGTGTAAACCTCTGAAGCGCTGACGACCTTAGCCGCGGCTTCCGCGTCTAGGCTCCAGTCCTCGTCGAGGTCGCGTTCCTTGATTGGGGTTACTGTGTAAGTGGTCTGTGGACCCTTACCGATGCGCACTACAGCCCAGTAGCCCTTAGTCAAAGGACCCTGTGGTGAGTAGTGTGCGGCGTGCAAGGCCTGGTATAGGCGTGCACCCGAGATTAGCATCTGACGTTGCATACCCTCTGGTGAGTTAAGGGTTACAACTGTGAAGGCGCGCTTGTTCTCAGGGCGGTCCTGAAGTTTAACGCAAAGTGGACAATTAGCACCGATGCAGACATACGAGCGCTTACCGCTGGTCTTCTGCTTTAGGAAGTGCTGCTTGTAGATAGCAAACGGGCCGTTCTCGTCAAGAAACTTGAAGACCTGGTGCTTGTTCTCCTCGAAGCGGACTTCCGTTGGGAACTCGCTAGAGGTGGTTAGGCTTTCGGCAGCATCCCAGCCCGATTGGACTGAAGTAGATGTTGCTGTGGCCTGTGATGGGCGGGCATCGATGTCATCTGCAAGATAGCTAGTGGCATCTGGGGCATTGTTAATGGGCATGTTTTCCTTGGTTGATTGATTTATTTGTTTTCTTCTGCGCGGATTGTTTCCCACGCCTCGGCTATCTTATCACTAAGAGTCCGGTGTGTATTCCAGTTTACACGTTCTGAGTCTAAAATTCCAGACTTCGCGAACAATTCAACTGCAATCTTTATCATAGCCTTACTGTAAATACGGCTACCTAAAATTTCTTTGCCGTCTTTCGTCATGTTAGACGGAAGTCGGTAAGGCGAGCTTGGCAACTTGCCTCTATCCATCCATTGACGGAGGGTAGGGACTGGTCGGTTCAATGCTCTAGCTAATGATACTAGCGTATAAGTTTCGATTTGTCTACCGTTTGGCAAAACTTTTATTGTCGCGTCTGCTTCCCA